TAATGGGAATTCTGGACGATGCAATTCGAGGGGGCGCATCAAGGGGTAAGCTTGAACAACTAATACGAATCCATCTTAAACGTGATTTGTATGAGAGGAAATTTATTAAAATAAATGGTCGAAATTATGACATGATTAAATATGCAAAGATGGTTGCCAGGACTGAAATGAGAACAGTTCAGTCGGCGGCCGTAAGGAATACCTGTCGGCAGTTTGATAACGATTTGGTTGAGATTTCAAGTCACGGGACAGATTGCCGAAGCAACATTTGCCAGCAATATGAGGGGAATGTTTATTCATTGTCTGGGAGTCATCCGACATATCCAGCCTTGCCGGACTCTCCTCCTTGGCATAGAAATTGCGAGCATTCAATGGCTCCCACATCAGACATAGCGCTCGAATGGAGAGAGAGATTTGCTTAGAGCATATTTTCAAGATACGATTACCGTTATTTATAATAATGGTTATGAATGGGGCGAACCTTTAGCAACAACCGATGTTGAAATGAAATGCTATATTGATTTTAAAACTCATCTGGTTAGGAACCTTGCGGGCGAGCAGGTAGTCTCAAGTGCGATAGTTTATGTTATGCCAGCGACAACGATTGAGCATGATGATTTTATTGAATATGACAGTAAGAGATATGCGATACTTAGAATAAATCCTGGGAAAGACTTCTCAGGAAATCACCAGGAGATACACTTAGCTTAAAATGGCAAAGACAGGATTTTTCATGGACTCCAAAGGATTTGATAAAGCCTTTAAGGACTTGACTCAAGTACTACTTTTGAAGGGGGCCAAAGACGGAGAATTCGAGGCGGCAAATGAAGTGTTAAACGATTCAATAACAAAACCTCCCCAGGCTCCATTTAAAAAAGGTGATTTATGGGGCTCAAGAAAGGTCGAGGCAGTAAAGGAATCTAGTGGTGATATATCAATAGAGTTTGGATTTAATATTAAATATGCAATGAAGCAACATGAGGCCGCTCCGGGGACTTATAAATATACCAAAGATCCAAAAGGGAAAAAAGGAGCGACTCAACCAGGACCAAAATTTATGCAGTCAAAAATGTCTCAATATAAAGACAAATATATCGGGATTGTAGCTGATGCAATGAAGAGGAAAGGCAAGTCATGATCAAAGAGATTGCAAAATTTATCGCAACGAAAGCTACCCTGACGGTTGACACAGATATTTTTGCTGGACATCGTCCTCAAGGTGCAACTGACATTTGCGATGTTGTCCTAGAGTCCGCAGGGGGATCGGTTTATTTCGACTTGCCGGAGAGGGCAGATGTTGTGATCCAAGTATTATCAAGAGCATTGACATACATGACAGCCAGGGCAAGAGCCTGGGCTATTTACGATGCTATTTTTAGGAATTATACAGATACTGGCTCGGCTGGCTGGACGATTGGCCCCGTAGCACCATCTACTGATACTTATGAGGTAATGGTAATTGAACCCTTGGCTCCCCCTCAATGGATAGGTCAGGATGAGAAATTAAGACATGAATTCAGCACAAATTATTTGTTTAAGGTGAAGAAACTTTAATGGAATAAATTTTTTATGTTCCAATAAAAGTATAGATTTTAGGAGGTAAGAATGGCAAGTGTAATCAAAGACCTTGGGCCTTGTTGGGTCATCTGGGACCCAAACGGGGTGAACGCCACGTTCAAAAAGACTTTTGGTGGAGTGAAGTTCACCTATGAGGAACTCAGAGCCCCTATCAAACGTGATCAGGCAGGATTGACAGATGTGGACGAAGTGAGTACTGGTGTTATTAACCCAGAGTTGGAATGTCCATTCACTCAAGAAGAGAACACAAAGCTTGTGAATCTTTTCGGTAGGGTTGCCGGAGCTGCAAGTTATCTGAAAGTCAGCAATCCGGTTGGAGAGGCGATGTTGGCTTCTGCAAAATTGGTCATCGTCAAGCCGATTGTTGATGGAGTTGTCTCAACTACAGCTTCTGAGTGGCTTTATATTTATCGGGCTGTCCCTCGGATCACAATGGAAGTAGCCTGGGACAATTCCAGCCAGCGAACCACAAAGACAATGTTTAAGGGCTTCCCCGATGATATCAGTGGTCGTCAGGACGTTATGTGGAGTTATGGAACCCTTCCATAATAAAGGGTGATGATGGACAACAAAGACCGATTAGTATTTAAAACTAAGACAAGCATTTACCCAGCGATTGAAATCGAAATCGATGACAAGGTTTATCAAAGCGTCAAGTTAACAAGGGCGGTCGTTAGCGAGATGGCCAAAATCGAAGCCAAACGAAAGGAAATTGACAAGGAAGATAGCATAGAGGTTGGCGAACCTAATTATGAATTAGTCGAACTCCTTTTTAAAGTTGACAAGAAAGAACTGGAAAAGATGGACAAGCGTGAAGTTGAAGATATTGTGTTATTCGTACAGCAGAAGATCCAAACAATAGAGGCTCAACGCTTGAAGGTAGCCAGCAGCGCTTTACGATCAGCCCTTGGAATTAAGGATCAGCCTAAAAATGTGATCCCAAAAAACCCGAAGAGGCCTGGCGGCAAGAACTAGCATTAATTGCTCGTGAGTTTCCAGGTCAATTCCCGGGTGAGGAGTTGTATAACCTTGATATCAGAGATGAGGCCTTTTGGATTGTGGAAGCTTGGAAGTCCCGGTTATTGCGGGATATTTCATTATTACAGATGGTGAACCTGGCTGTGCATACAGGAGAGAAGGCAAGACAACGTCTAAATAGTATGTGGGATGAATATTATTTGCTTATAGGAATAGACTGTAAAAAGGAAAGGGAGCGTCAAGAATATGCAGATAGTTGGGCATGGTTAAAGGCTATGAAGAGAGGATAAAATGGCTTTTTCTGTCGGTAGCATAATTGCAAAGCTAGAACTTGATAAAAAGAACTGGGAAAACTCTATAAAAGCGGTCAAGGGGGACTCTACTAGCCTCAATGGTTTTATATTAAGGAACTCCGACTCCATCAAGAAAATGGGAATGGCCATGACTGCGGCCGGGGGCGCAATCGTTGGGGGACTCGGGTTGACTGTTAAGGCATTTTCTGGATTCGATAAGGCAATGACTGAATCCCTGGCTATTATGGGGGATGTCTCAGATGAACTTAAAAAGGATATGGCAGATGCCGCATTGGATATGTCAACAAAATCAACGTTTGCGGCCAAAGAACTTGCGGCGGCTTATTTCTTCCTGGCATCTGCAGGAATGGATGTGGCTCAGTCTATCGCCGCACTTCCCGCTGTGACAAGCTTTGCTCAAGCTGGAGCATTTGACTTGGCTACAGCAACAGATCTTTTGACCGATGCTCAAACAGCACTTGGACTATCCTCTAAAGACGCTAAGGTAAACCAAGAAAATCTCATCCGAGTTTCTGATGTCCTGGTCGGAGCGAACACCCTCGCGAATGCCTCAGTTCAACAGTTTGCCGAAGCTCTGACAAATAAGGCGGCGGCCGCCCTCGTTAATGTCAATAAAGAAATGGAAGAGGGGGTTGCTGTTTTGGCCGCTTATGCTGACAAGGGGGTCAAAGGACAACTTGCTGGACAGCGATTGACCATGATGATGAACGGGCTTTTCGATGCAACAAGGCGGAACAAAGGGGCTTGGGATGAGGCTGGAGTCTCCCTCTTTACTGTTGACGGAAGTATGCGTGATGTTGCCGATATAGTTCAGGATTTAGAAGGATATCTCGGCGCCATGACGGTACAACAAAGAGAGGCCGCACTTGCTGCATTGGGCTTCAACCTCAGGACGAAAGACTCCATATTAACCTTGATGGGTTCATCAGGGAAAATAAGAGAATGGACTGGAAATTTAAGAGAAATGGGTGGGATAACAAAGGAAGTCGCTGGCAAACAAATGATGTCATTCTCTAATCAACTGACCGTGCTAAAGAATAAAATAAATGTCGGAGCGATTGCGATAGGAGAAAAACTAGTTCCAACAATAACAAGCTTAACGAATAAAATTGGAAGGATTATAACTAAAATTACTGCTTGGATAGGAGAGCATCCTAAATTAACAGATATAATTGTCAAGGCGACTGCAGGAATTGGAGCATTAATGTTGGTTTTAGGGCCACTCTTGATGATGTTGCCTGGAATCATAGCAGCACTTCCGCTTATTGGAACTGCATTTACTGGACTCCTCGGCCCTATCGCATTAGTAGGGGGAGCGATTGCGCTTTTATTGGCGACTATCCCAGGATTGAAAACAGAAGTTGGGGAGGCAATTAGCTGGTGGGGCGACAGGTTTAATGATGCTTCCTATAATATCCAAGCTGGACTTCTCAGAATAAAATATAAAGGTGAGGAACTGACTCAAAAGTTGTGGGAACTTAATGCGAATATGCACGGATTGAATATTGAAACGGCGAAAGGGGACAGATCTCTTGATGAATTTGCTACTACTGAAGAAAAGGCAGCTGAAGAAACGGCGAAGCTAACATTAAGAGTGTTGGATGAAGCCGCCGCAACAAAGAAGGCCGCAGAAGAGGCCGAGAAAATAGCAGAAATAAAAAAATCCTTATCTGTAACAACAACAGAACTAGGGGAAACGGCTGTCAAGGCGTATGGGGGAATTATAGTCTGGACAGATAAATGGAGAACTACACTTGTTGATGCCATTACTATTTTAGAAAATGCTCCAGGTTATTTTGAGGAGTTAGGAAAAACGGCTGTCCCGGTTGGACGTAATATGGCGGCTGCACTCGCTTTGGCTCCCCCCGTATTTGAAGAGATCGAAAAAACAGGGACAGAGAGTCTTGAAGAGATAGACAAAAAGGGAAGCGAAACTTTTAGTGAAATAGCGACAGCATTCGGGCTTTTGGGTGATGAAATTGGTGGAGGATTTGGGGACTTTCTCCAACTCGGAGCCATAGCGTTTGACCAGATTGGCGCAAAGATGAAGGATCTTGGCGATACAGGAAAGATAACCGGTGCGGATATTGCCGAAGCAATCGGCCCTCAATTAGCAGGACAAATAGGTGCATCCCTTGGGGGTGTAATTTCTGGGGCAAAGAATAACTTCGGTCAACTTGGGGCGACCGTTGGCAAGTCAATGGGGGGAATCTTCGGGCCAGTTGGAGCGGTCATCGGATCTGCATTTGGTGGCCTTATTGGGGGTCTGTTCAAGAAGGGCGAGACTGAGGCGGAAAAAGCGGCAAGAATAGCAGCAGAGCTTGCGGCAACTCTCGAAGCCCAAACA